CAGTTAAGTTTACTGGTTGTAGAAGGCCTATATTTATAAGTGGTGAATGTCCTACTTGTTTTAATTATGTTGATACAGATGATGATCCCAAGTTTTGCAGTGAATGTGGACAGAAATTAGAATGGTAGACTGAAAAATTTCCGGCGTCCCAAGTATTCGCAGTGACGGGTGTGCAAGGTGCTGTTCAAGATGTGTTCGAGATGAAATCGCATCTTGAACACCTTGAAACCTAGTGTTTATGCGGGTTTGCGAGGGGTGTTCAAGATGATCTAGATACTTTTGCGTTTTGTATATATTAGAAACAATAAAATATATTTTAATACAATTTATATCTATATATAATAAAAAATATATCTATAGGGGGGTTTTATCTTGCACAACTTGAACAACCTTGAACAGAGGTGCCTCAAAGCCTTGAAAATACTGAATCCCTACCTGTTCAATATGATATAAAATGATCTCGAACAATCTTGAACTATCTTGAACAGCAACTTGAACATATAGTAATTATGCACAAGTAAATGAGCGATTATATATAATTTTTTGTGCATATTGCACAAATAGAAATAAAGAGGTAAAATTTTGAACATAATTAGTGCAGAAGAATATTTAAAAAGAGCGTCAAAGTTAGACGCTTTAATTAATAACAAACTGGTTGAAGTCGAACAATTATATTCATTGCTCACGAGCGTTAGTGTTGCGACAGATGCCGAACGTGTTAAATCATCCGGTAGCAAAGATAAGATAGGCGACATTGTGCCTAAGATAATCGAGTCAAAAGATGAGATTAATAACCTAATAGATTCTTATGTTGATGAGAAACAAGCCATTATCAGGACTATTGAGAGACTGCCGTCACTAGAATATGATGTGCTGCATAAAAATTACATCCAAGATAAAAACTTAGTGACCATTGCCGAGGAATTGGGTTATTCTGTGCAAGGGATCAAAAATATAAAACATCGTGCGCTCGAAGATGTGCTAAAATTTATCTGAAAGTGTGTACCAAAGTATACGCAAGTTGCTTTTATTTACATAATAACTATGTTATTATGTAAGATATATTAATATAACTTTTAAAGACATTCCTAGATTTAGGGGTGTCTTTTTTATTTCAGAGAGGAGTGGTGTTTATGGCACTTACGAAAAAACAAAAAACGTTTGTGGAAGAATATCTGATTGATTTAAACGCCACGCAGGCAGCAATAAGGGCAGGGTATAGTCCGGCCACAGCAAATGAGCAAGGTGCAAGGTTGTTAGCGAATGTTAACATTAAGGCTTCACTCGAAAAAGCACTAGCTGAACGATCGAAGCGAACCGGTATCAATCAAGATTTAGTAATTCGAGAACTTTGTAGGATCGCAAGGGTTAACATCATGGACGTTTTAGATGAAAACTGTGAAATCCGACCGGAGGCTACCGAGGATGACCTTGCGTGTATCGAGTCGATGAAAGTTAAAACAAGTGATAATCAGTTTGGGAGTTCAACCGAGCGAGAGGTTAAAGTCGCATCAAAACTAAAGGCTCTGGAACTACTCGGGAAGCACTTAGGGATGTGGAATGATAAGTTAAACGTCAATTTAAACCTGCCAGTATTTTATGAGGGAGAAGATGACCTTGAAGAGTAGAGAGGTGGTTAATTTACCTAAAATTGTCGGCAGAGGATATAAAAGTTTCTGGAACTTCAAAGGCAGGTATCGGGTTTGCAAAGGTAGTAGAGCGTCAAAAAAGTCAAAGACTGCTGCATTATGGTTTATTTATAACCTGATGAAATACAAAGACGCTAATTTGATTGTAGTCAGAAAAACGTACAGAACGCTCCATGATAGTTGCTTTACCGAGCTAAAATGGGCAGCCAAAAGATTGAAGGTCAGTCACTTATGGGATTTTAAAGAATCCCCACTAGAAGCAACCTATAAACCTACCGGGCAAAAGATTTATTTTCGTGGGTTAGATGATCCTTTGAAAGTTACATCTGTTACAGTAGATCAAGGATGCTTATGTTGGATGTGGCTCGAGGAATCCTATGAGGTCATGTCGGAAGCCGACTTTGACACGTTAGACGAATCTATCAGAGGTGAGGTACCGGAAGGATTGTTCAAACAGATCACTTTCACATTTAATCCCTGGAACGAACGGCATTGGATTAAGAAAAGGTTCTTTGACTGTGAACCTGATCCGGATATATTAGCACTTACAACCGACTACAGAATAAATGAATGGTTGGACGCAGCAGATAAAAAGGTGTTCGAGACCATGAAGCGGAATAACCCAAGACGATACGCTGTGGCCGGACTTGGGGGTTGGGGTATCGTTGATGGTCTTGTGTATGAGAACTGGAAGGAAGAATCCTTTACACTGGACGATATAAAAGATTGTGAATCAGCGGTAGGCCTTGACTTTGGTTATACAAACGATCCCACAGCATTTTTTGTTGGGTTTGTGGACGTGGTAAATAAAAAGCTTTATGTATGGGATGAGATATATCAAAAAGGACTATCCAACAAACGGATATACGAGGAGATATCAACCGCCGGATATTCTAAAGAGCGAATCACGGCAGACTCGGCAGAGCCGAAGTCTATTGACGAATTAAAAGGATATGGACTTAGAATCAAAGGTGCGAAAAAAGGTAAAGACTCAATCAATAACGGAATCCAGTATATCCAGGACTTTGAGATTATCGTTCATCCAAGGTGTGTAAACTTTTTGACCGAGATTAGTAACTATACCTGGGATAAAGATAAGTTTGGAGCCAAACTAAATGTACCGATTGACGATTTTAACCATTTGATGGACGCTATGAGATATAGTTTAGAGAACCATATCATCAATAAGAAGTGGTTGGCCTAGAGGAGAGGTAGCACGTGAAGAACACAGTTAACGTACTCGGAACAAATTATAGTATCACTGTTAAGGCAGAAAAAGACGACAAGTTTTTTAAATCCCTGGACTGTGATGGATATGTCGACAAAACGTCAAAAGAGATTGTGCTCATGCAATTAACTGATGATAATTGCCAGTTAAAGCGAAAAGAAGTTTATTCCGCTAAGACTTTGAGACATGAAATTATTCATGCGTTTTTGTTTGAATCAGGACTTGGCGAGTCATCCGGTGCGATTGAATCCTGGGCGACAAATGAGGAGATGGTTGACTGGATCGCATACCAAGCACCAAAGCTATTTAAAGCGTTTAAAGAAACGGGGTGTTTATGATGGATAAAATAATCAGAGAGTACTTTAAAACGCATAAGTTGCCGAAGCCGGTAACAATCAATTATGTTGGTGCGTGGGCAAAAGGCGATGTATACGCAGTTACTTGTGGCCTAGTGAAGCTTAAGAAGTATGCAGTTTATTGTAGTGGCAAGCAGGTACACAGCGTAAGAGAACGTGGAGCGAAAGGGTGGTGATCATAACATCTCCCTATGGTCAGGGTTACGACCTAAATTTAAAAGGAAAGGATGTGAACGAATGTTAACAGAATCAGAGATCACACAGTTTATACAAGAGGACCGTATATCAGATAAGAAACGCAACGCTTCCCTTGGTCTAAAATATTACGAAGGCGACCACGATATAAGAAATTATAAGCTTTACTACTACAATGCAGATGGTAAGCTTGTGGAAGATAAATCACGAAGTAATATCAAAATTAGTCATCCGTTTTTCACGGAATTAGTGGACCAGGAAGCGCAGTATATGTTATCCGGAAAAGATGGTTATGTGAAATCGGATATTCCGGAACTACAAACCGAACTGAACGCTTACTTCAATGATAACGAGGACTTTACCTCAGAGTTGTACGAGGCCATCTCCGGATGTGTATCAAAAGGGTTTGAGTATATGTACGCCTACAAAAATGCAGATGATAAGACTTCCTTCCAATGTGCGGATAGCATGGGCGTTGTAGAGGTAAGAGCAAAAGATACAGATGATGGTTGTGATTATGTCATTTACTGGTATGTTGACCGCATTGAGAAGGGCATGAAAAAGATTAAACGTATCCAAGTTTGGGACTCAACACAAACGTATTTTTATGTTCAGGCCGAGGATGGCAGATTAGAACTCGATGCCTCGGTTAGCATCAACCCAAGACCGCATACCATCTACAGAAAAGACGGCGACAAATCAATCTACTTTGAGGGCTTTGGGTTTATCCCATTTTTTAGACTTGATAATAGTAAGAAACAGTTTTCCGGTCTGAAAACAATCAAAGATCTCATTGATGATTATGACATGATGAGTTGCGGTCTATCAAATAACCTGCAAGATATATCAGAAGGAATTTATGTTGTAAAAGGTTTCGAAGGGGATTCACTGGATGAACTGATTGAGAATGTAAAGACCAAAAAGACAATCGGAGTCGATCCTGACGGTGATCTTGATATAAAGACCATAGACATCCCGTATGAAGCTAGGAAAGTAAAACTTGAACTGGATGAAAAGAATATCTATCGTTTTGGAATGGGATTCAATAGTGCGCAGCTTGGGGATGGAAATATCACGAATATAGTAATTAAGAGTAGATATGCTCTGCTAGATTTAAAATGCAACAAACTTGAAATCCGACTGAAACAGTTCTTAAGAAAAATCCTGAAAGTGGTATTGAAAGAAATCAACGATACAAACGGAACTGACTATCAGCAGAAGGACATTTACTTTGATTTTAAACGTGAAGTTATGACCAACGCTGCCGATAACGCAACCATCGAAAAGACCGACGCAGAAACGCAGCAGTTAAAAATCAACACGCTTTTGAACCTTGCTTCCACACTGGATCAGGAAACGGTGCTTGAAAATATCTGCGATATATTAGACATTGATTATACGACCATAAGAGACCGTATACCCGATACCGCAGATACAAGCGTCAATAATGCAGTAGGTGCGCTGAATGGAGTGGTGCCGGTTGAATAAAAGAGAAAAAGAGGTCATCAAACAACAGTTAAATAGTGAAAAAGAGGTCTTAGAAAAGCTTAAGGGCGTGTATGAAGATGCGCTGACCGGAATCAATGATAAGATAAAGCTTTTAATGTCCGATGAACTTACCCAGAGTAAGATTTATCAGATTGAGTACCAACAGACGTTAAAAAAGCAAATATCAGCGATTTTGGATGCAATGAATGACCAACAGTATGAAAAAGTCAGCGATTATTTGCAGGACTGCTACGAGAACGGTTTTATTGGAACAATGTACAACCTGCAAGGCCAAGGTGTACCGTTGGTTATTCCAATCGACCAAGCACAAGTGGTGCAAGCGATCGAAAAGGACACGAAACTATCCAAACCGCTGTATAAAAAGTTGGGACAGAATACCGAAGAGTTGAAAACCGCAATTAATGCTGAAATATCACGAGGGATAGCAAGCGCATTACCTTATTCCGACATTGCTCTAAACGTCAAGAACCGTACAAACGTGGGCATCAACCGAACGATGACGATAGCACGAACCGAGGGACATAGGGTGAGTCAAGAAGCGTCCTATCATGCCCAAGTAGAAGCTAAAAATCGTGGTGCTGACATTGTAAAAGAGTGGGACGCCACACTCGACAGCAGAACACGAAAATCTCATGCAGCACTTGACGGACAGATAAGAGAAGTAGAGGAACCTTTTGAAATCAACGAACGTAGTGCGATGCATCCGTCAGATTTTGGTGTGGCCAGTGAGGATGTAAACTGCCGATGCGTGTGTTTACAGCGTGCCAAGTGGGCGATAACGGATAAAGAGTTCACGAAAATGAACGGCGATACCGGTGAATTGGTCCGGATGAAAGAAAAAGATTATCAGAGTTTCAAAGACTCATATAAGGGACAGATGAAAGAAATCCCTGGGCCTAAAGACTTTGTGTTCCCACAGGCTGAGTATAAACCTTTGTCGAGCGTTCAAGAGTGTGAAGACTTTGCGAAGAAGTTAACGTCCGGCGGAACACCTATAATTTCAAAGAAATCGGTTGATTTTAATGGATTAGATGTTGAGCAGGCGAACACGATATGCAGAACTTTGAATAATGTGCTTGAAAATACCAAAATAGATAAGCCATCTACCATTGAAGCGTTTGGGAAAAGGAACAGAAAGTATTATGAAAGACACGAAAACGCACCGATGGCAACGAGTAATTTTGGAAATCTTTTTATCAACAAAGAGATTTGCAAGACCGGTTCTGCAATAGATTCTTATATGTCTGATGGAAAAGATGCCTTTGATTTGTGTATAGCAAATAAATCTAAATTCACAGGAAGCAAAATGGAATTAATAGAAAGGTATGAGAAAGTAGGTAAACAACTGGTCGGTGATAGCTTTGAAGATATGGTTGTGCATGAAACCGGACACTTATTAAGCTATAGTTCTGAATTCAATAAACCACTTACTGGTTTGTTGAAAACAACTGACTGGGAACAATATGCACAGAAATTATCAGGGTATGCAAGCCATAGCTTTGGTGAGTATGTGGCTGAAAGCTGGTCTAGTTTTTACAAATATGGGGAAAGAGATATGCAGCCTGAGTTGCTAGAAATTTTTAGAGGGGTGATGAAGAATGGAACTGATCTATGATGATTTTTTTGAAGAAGTGAGGAAATTATCAGAATTAATCGAAGCAAATGAACGAGAGAGGACGATAGATGCTAGAAGCTAATTTTATATCGGGTTATGAGACCGTAACCGTACAGGGATTGACACAGTGGGATAAAGGGCAGAAACTAAAGATTACTGGGCTTGCCACACTTCCGGCAACGTTTCAGGTGCATTTTTCTAATACTACAACGGTTGAAGCTATTGTAATGATGGGTAGTGCGACCGGCGGTGTTGGTACCGTGGATATACCGAACAGTCTACTAGAGGATGGCCTTGATATTAGAGCATGGATATACGTTACTGATGCCGAGGGCTCTGAGACAATTAAAACAATCTTGATGCCAGTGGCCGAGAGAACTAAACCGGCTGATTTTATCAGCGCACCAAATCCAACAGAGCAGAGTATGTTGGAGACCACATTAAGCACGGTCAATACTACAATGGGTATGTTGGGCGATCCCAACGGAATCGCAACACTTGACAATTTGGGCAAAGTAAATACAAGCCAGTTACCGAGTTACGTTGATGACGTAATTGAGGGGTATTACTCCGGCGGTAAGTTTTACAAGGAATCAGCGCACACCACATTAATCACTGGTGAGACTGGTAAGGTCTACTTGGATATAACTGTTAGTCCTGCCAACAGTTACAGATATAGTGGTAGCGCATATGTAAAAATCAATAACGTTGGTGATTCTGCAGCAAACACCGTGACATTTTCGGAAGCTTCTACACTTGCAAATATTGCAAGCGGTGAGACGCACGCTACAATGTTTGGCAAGATTAAAAAGTTGTTTACAGATATGATCGCTGTCAAAAATAAGTTCCCTATCACGTCTGCTGATATATTAGACGGGAGTGTTATTGCTGCAGACCTTGCACAACCCGAAAAATTATCAGTGCGTACCAACGCACCTAATCTGATAAAAAGAGTTGTAATAATTGGTGATAGTTATGTCCATTCAGATAATGGGAGACATGCTTTTGATGAAGTGTTACCTCAAATTGCTACATCTTGGACATGTACATTCTCGGCTGATAGCGGTTGTGGTTTTACGTTCCCCGGTGCCCAAGGATTTAAAATGACTAATCTAGTAGATAATGCAGCTAATTCTTTAGGTAGTGACGTATACGATGTTGATTATGTTATTTTTTGCGGCGGAAGAAATGAGGCTGGCGGAATAGGGAGTACAAGTAGGCCTTCAGACCAGTTGGAGAGTGCAACGGAAGAAGCTTTTTCAAATGCTCATGCAAGATTCCCCAATGCAAAAGTCTGCATTTTCCCTTGTTTGTACGACTGGAGACTTCCAAATGCAAACTTATTTAAAGCCTTAGAAATAATGACCTTTGCTGCAGGTATGCAAAATGTATGGGTAGCCGATGGTTGTTGGAGTTGGGGCACTGGTACTGTAGAATGGTATTTATATCCGAACGATATTCACCCAAATTTGGATGGTTCAATAGTAATGTGCAGAAAAATATATGGCGCAGTCGAAAATAAAAATTCTAGTTGTTTTAGAACTAGACAAGATAATGTAGGTAGTATTGCGTTTTATCTAAATTCGTCAGGTATCCAAATAGTTGGCGAACATACTTTTGACGGTAGTTCAAATGTTATCATGAGTAA